CGTGAGCGTGGCAAATATCCACCAAAGGGATATGATGAGGTTGCTGATGGGTCATGGTTCTTAAGTTACATCGTTAACGATGATGACATTTGGGCAAGGGTAAAAGACGGAGAGTTCAAAGGCTTTTCAGTTGAGGGCTTTTTTGACTTTGATGTTAACGAAGAAGAACGCCAATTGAACGCAATTTACAACGCTGTGAAGAAGGCTGTCGAGAAATGGGATGGTAAAAACTGAGCCACTTATTTTAAAACCTTAAATATATATAGATGAATTCAAAAGAAGTATTGACCGAAATTCGCTCACTTCTATTTGGTGAAGAAGAAAAGAAAGAAGTTGAAATGGCAACTGCAACCCTTGTTGACGGAACTATCGTTGAATGGGAAGGTGAGTTGGCTGTTGGAACTGAAATCTTTGTGCAAACAGGTGAGGGCTTAGTTGCTGCACCTGATGCGGTTCACGAAGTAGAGGGCGGAATGTTAGTAACCACCGAGGGCGGTGTTGTTACTGAGATTGTAGAACCAGCCGAAGAAGTTGAGGAAGTAGCTGCTGAAGAAGCACCTGCTGAGTTCGCTTCATTAGAGGCTTTCAATTCTTTAGTTACTCGCTTTGAAGATGCAGTTGAAAAACTTAATTCTTTAGAGGAGAAACTAAACTCAAACGAAGAGGCATTTTCAAACATGAAAGAAGCCTTTGGTAAAACAGTAGACTTGGTTGAGAAGGTTGCAGATCTTCCATCTGAGGAACCAACTAAAGCTCCTGCAAAGTTGTCAAAGAAAGAGGAGCAATTCGCAAACATTGTAAAAATCGCAAAAACACTAAAAAAATAAAATAATCATGGCATTTAATGTAACTGGTTTAACCGACTATACCAACGAACAAAGCACCGAGTTGGTAGTAAAATCCCTTTTCGGGGCTAAGACTGCGTCTGTATTACAGGCTGCTGGTCAGGTGCAAGTAGGCGTTAAGTCTGCTGAGGCTTTGAACATTCTTAACAGCGATGTATTCCTACAAGCTGACGGTTGTGGGTACAATCCATCAGGAACAACTACTTTCTCTCAGCGTGTTATCACAGTAGGAAAGATGAAGGTTGAGGAAACTCTTTGCCCTAAGACTCTTGAGGCTAAGTGGATGCAAACTCAAATCGCTCCTGGTAGTGCTGAAGCTGTTCCATTTGAGGAGCAAATTGGAAACGAAAAAGCTGCTCGTATCGCTAAATTGTTAGAAGTTGCTATGTGGCAGGGTGATACTGCAACAACCAACACTAACCCTAATACAAACCGTTTTGATGGTTTCAACAAAATCATTGATGCGGCTTCTGCTTCTACTGTTGCAGGAAACACTTCAAGTGCAACTGCCATAACTACTTCAAACGTAGAAGGTTTGATTGATGACATTTACAACGCTTTCCCTGCTGACATCGCTGATGCTGATGACTTGGTTATCTTTGTAGGTATCGATACTTTCAAGAAGTACACAACTGCTTTGCGTGATTCTAACCTTTTCCACTACGCTGTTGAGATGGAAGCAATGGAGTTAAACATTCCTGCTACCAACGTTAAGTTAATCGGTGTAGGTGGTTTGAGCGGAACTAACAGAATGTTCGGTGGTCGTTTGTCTAACTTCTTTATGGGTACAGATTTAGCCAACGAAGAAGAAGATTGGGTAATGTTCTATTCACGCGATAACGACGAGGTAAGATTTAGATCTGCATTTAAGGCGGGAGTACAGATTTCCACTCCAGATCAATTAGTTTCATTTACTTTAGCTTAAAGGAGGTAACCAATGGCTTGTAATCTAACACAAGGATTTACACTTGACTGCAAGGATGCCGTTGGTGGAATCAAGAGCATTCATTTAATTGACTGGGCTTCTACCGGGTTCACCGTAAGCGGTGGCGAGGTAACGGCTACAACAGTTGCTTCAGGGGATGTTTACACCTATGAGCTTCCGAAGGGCGTGGGTAGTATGACTACCACTACAAATGTTTCACAAGAGAACGGAACAGTATTTAACCAATCTGATATCGTGGCTCGTTTGCGTAAGTTGTCAACAACTAAGCGTAATGAGTTGAAGTTGTTAGCACAGAACAGAGTATTCTGCATAGTGAAGGACAACAACGATAACTACTGGTTAGCCGGTAATGAGTACGGATGCGACATCACTGCAATGACTTCCGAGTCAGGAACTGCAATGGGTGACGTTCAAGGCTACAATTTTACTTTAAGTGCGATTGAGGCTGAATCTCCATACTTGGTACAGGCTGCTGTTGCAACGACGTTAGGTATCTAATTTCTTGTTTTCATAGTTTCTAATAGGGGAGGGCTTCGGCTCTCCTCTTTTTTTTACGCCAAAATTCGTTTTTTCTTAATTATATATAGATGCTGCAACTGAATAAAGCGGAAACAAAGTTCTGGTACTTAACTCTTGGGGAGAAAACAACGATTCTCAACCCTTACTATTTGTTTTCCTTAAAGCATAGATTGACGGCTGTCACCTACAATTTCATACTTACAGATTCATCTTCCTACACTGACCGTTACAACAAGTTTGAAATCACAGAGGGAACGACTATAACTCTTGACGCTGGTGAGTATGAATACAAAATATACGCTCAAACATCTGACACAAATACAGATCCTGCTCTTGCTAATGAGTTAGTTGAGAGAGGAATTGTCAAGGTTGATTTTGACCCAACGGCAGCTACACAATATACCGTTGAACTTAACGAGAAAATATACGAAATTGAAGCACCTGAGGCAATCGCTTACTTATTACTCGAAAGCGGTGACTTCCTACTTCAAGAAGATAACACAAGCAAAATATTATTATAGATGGCTGATAAAAAAATAAGTGCATTAGACGCAATTGTTTCGGTAGATGACGCTGATGTCCTGCCGATAGTTGACACGAGCGTTGCAACGACCAAGAAGGTAAACGTGAGCCAGATTAAGGCTCTCGCACCTGTGCAATCTGTCGCAGGTAAAACTGGAACTGTGACCCTTGCTAAAGGGGATGTTGGACTCTCTAATGTTGATAATACTGCTGATGCTGATAAACCTGTTTCGTCTGCTACTCAGACCGCATTAGACGCAAAACAAGCCACTTTAGTAAGTGGAACTAATATAAAGACTGTTAACTCTACTTCTTTAGTCGGGAGTGGAGATGTAACAGTACAGGAAACACTTGTAAGCGGTACCAACATAAAAACCATCAATGATGAAAGCATCTTAGGAAGTGGTAACATCACAATAAGCGGAGGCGGTGGAATCTCAGACGGAGATAAAGGTGACATCACTGTATCTGCAAGTGGTGCAACTTGGACTATTGATAGCGGAGTTGTAACAGATGCAAAATTAAGCACAGGAATTGATGCTGCTAAGATTGCGGATGGTTCTGTAAGTAATGCAGAATTTCAGTATATCGGTGGTTTAACTTCAGACGCTCAGACTCAGATAAACGGCAAAGAGGACACTATCACAGGAGCAGCGACAACCATCACAAGTTCAGACTTGACTGCATCTCGTGCGGTTACTTCATCAGCAACGGGTAAAATAGAGGTTTCATCAGTTACATCTACTGAACTTGGATACGTTAGCGGAGTAACAAGTGCTATTCAGACGCAAATAGACGGCAAACAAGCAACAATCACAGGAGCGGCTACAACAATAGACGATACAGATTTAACGGCATCAAGGGCGTTGGTTTCTGACGGTAGCGGAAAGGTTGCGGTAAGTGATGTTACATCTACTGAATTAGGTTATTTGGACGGGGTGACGAGTGCAGTTCAAACGCAAGTTGACGCAAAGACGGCTAAACTTATAACGACTAATCGACAGACTGCATCTTATACACTTGTTTTGGGGGATGCTGATAAATTGGTAGAAATGAACGTGGCAACGGCAAACAACTTGACTGTGCCTCCTAATTCTTCAGTTGCCTTTGCTACGGGAACTCAGATACTTTTGGCTCAATATGGAGCGGGTCAAACAACAATAGTTGCGGGTTCGGGTGTAACAATCAGAAGCAATGGAGCAAAGTTAAAGTTGAATGTTCAGTATAGCGGTGCTACTCTTATAAAGATAGACACTGATGAGTGGTACTTATTTGGAGATATCGTATCATGATATTAGCAAGTCACGGAATAATTGGAAGTTCAATTGGACAAAAACCAATTGTTAGCGATTCAGATGCTCAAGCGTTTATCGATAGAGTTTATACTGCTGGTGGAACATTGTCAACAATCGAAGCAGATGCGGTAAATGATTTGGTAATTGATATGAAAGCCGACGGCATTTGGACTAAAATGAAAGCGATTTACCCAATGGTTGGGGCAAGTTCGGCAGCGTGTGCCCAGAATTTGAAATCTTCAAGTTTTACAGGTACATTCAATGGAGGAGTAACTTATTCAAGTTTAGGTGTCACAGGTAATGGGACAAGCGGATATATGGACACTCAATTAATACCTGATAATGAATTGACTTTAAATGATACACATCTTTGTGCTTATATTAGAGATAATTCCCAAGGTAATTTTTATGACTTGGGAACAAACGATAATGCAACTACTTTTAGACCTTTATTTAAATTTAACGTACGCACTAATTCAAACAATTGGGAATCGTTGCAATATTCATTTGACTCAAGTCAAATATTAAATACTCCAAATACAGATTCACGAGGTTTTTATCTTGCATCAAGAATTTCAAGTACATCATTCAAAAATTATAAAAATAATTCATTGGTTGGTACTCGAACAAATGCCAATAATCAATCAAGAATTTCTAAATGGTCAGTAAATTTAATGGCGTCAAACAACAATGGTACAACGGGAGAATTTTCACCTCGTCAATATGCTTATTTTTCAATAGGTGACGGATTAACCGATACAGAAGCATCTAATTATTACACCGCAGTACAAACGTTTAACACAACTTTAAACAGAGAAGTATGATAGGCTATATTTTAACAAAACAAGAGCAACGTAAAATACAAGGTAAAGAATTTGCACCCTTTGAAAGATTTAATTGCGTTCAAGACATCAACGATGTATGGTTTAACTTTGTAACTGAACAACAAATACCTTTAGTTAAAGCCTCTCAATACGCTTGGGTGCTTGACTTGCCACAAGGCGAATATGTACCTAAACCAACACCTAACCCATTCCTATGAGATTCCCCGTGACATTTGAGCAATTCACCAAGAACAGCGAGAAGGCTATCACTTACCTTTTGCTTTTTGTGGTTACTGCCTTATACATCAGAGCAGAACGTCAGAGCAATTTGGCAACGGCTCAATGCGAAAAGCGATTGGTAAAATGTGAAACCGAACTTCGTAAAATGTCGGCTATGTTAAAAACACAGGACTCGTTGTGTTCTTCATTGGTGACTGAAATCAAAATCTACAAAGCGTTAGGAAAGATATGAAAGGCTTAGCAATTTTAGCAATACTCGCTGTTATCTTGGCATTGTCAACTGATAAACCAAGAATTGAGGATGAAGTGGCAGAGCAGATAGAGGAAAGTCAAAAGATGCAAGATTCAGCAATGATAGAACTTAAACGATTACACGATATAAATGACTCGTTGTTGATTAAATACTTTGGAAAATGATAGAGAGAATATTTAAGAATTGGAAAACAACGGCTTTGGGTGTTCTACTGGTGACAGGGTCATTGATATTAGTTGGAATAAACAAAGCAACACTCACAGAGGCAGGGGCGTTCATCGTCGCTGGTGTGGGTTCAATATTTGCAAAAGATAAGAAAGATGGAGTGGGTAATAAATAAAGAAATAGAAGGCGAAGGATACATAATTGAGGATTGCTGCGGTGATACTCATTTTGTTACATACGAAACATATAAAAGAGTAAATGGAAAATAACTTCATACGGATCAACTTTGCGGAAAGCAAGATTCCCATTTTCAAGGAGAACAAAGCAAAAGGCTTCTTGACTTATGGGCAGGATAACGCATATCCACAAATGTTGATTGACTTGTTTAACAGCTCACCCAAGCATGGTGCGATTGTTACTCAGAAAGCTGACTTCATAGCAGGAGATAAAACCGAGATAATCGCATACAACACAGAGGACATTGCAAAGGCAAACGATGCACTTGATTCAATTAACGCTTATGAGGACTTCGACAGCCTTAAAAATAAGATTGCTCAAGACCTTGAGTTGTTTGATGGGTTCGCTTTAGAAATCATCTGGAACAAAGCAAAAACTAAGATAGCTGAGATTTATCACTTGCCTTTCCAGAATGTACGTCACTCATTAGATGGGCATTATTTATATGCTGAAGATTGGACTGCAAGAAAAGTTGAGCCTGATCATTATTACGCTTGGAATCCCAACACGAGAGAGAGTAAGCAAGTG